TAGCAGGATCAGTTGTTAATACAAAAAGGTTTAACACGCAAGTACAAACTGATGGTGGCGATTTGGGTGATACTCCAGATGCAAGCACTAACTATTGGATAAAGGCTATCGCTAATATTAATAATGCATCAGGAGTAGATGGATGTAGAATCTGGTTTGCAATGTTTACTAGTGCATCTGGTGCGAATGATTATAAACAAGATTTTTGTATAGATAATATAAAAGTAACAGGATTAATATAGTAATATGAGTAAATGCACACAATGTTCGGATGGAACAATGCAGGACGCAAAATATATTTGTCGTAGCAATGACTATGCTATAGTAGATGTTGACGATAATTTATTAGAAAAAATAGAAGATCACAGTATTCCTAGTGGGGATAGCGAGTTAGGAGATTATATAAATATAAAATACTGCTCTTGTGGTAAAAGTTGGAAAAATTAATAATTAAATAAAATTAAATAAAATGGCAAAAACGAAAACAAAAGAAAAAGAAGTAAAAGTTAACAAAAGAGCTGTTAAAATACACGAAAAGCATTTAAAAGAATTACAAGGTATAGTTAACACTATAAATGCGATTCAATTTAATGTTGGTAAAATGGAAATACAAAAACTAACAGCCTTAGATGAGATACAGAAATATCAAAGAAAGGTAGCTGAAATGCAAGAACTTTTAGTTAGAGAGTACGGATCTTATGACGTAAGCTTAGAGGACGGTACTATTAATTGGCCTGAAACTAAGAAAAGTAAAGAAAATGAAAAATAGTATTATAAGAAAAATTACTATTGGTAAAGACTATAAAAATGATTCCATGCACTATGCTGTTGACCAGGAGGTTTATGGTGGACACAAAATATGTGATATAATAGAGGAAGAAGATAAGTATTGTATTTATATTAGAAAAGGGGATGTAGTAATACCTTGGAAAGATTTTAATAAGAATATGGCTATATCGGTTGAGTATAATTTAGAGTACTAATGAGGGCTTATAAAGATTTTATAGTCTGTCCAGTTGGTGATCGTTATAACAATTCTAAAAAAATAAGTGATAAAGAACTTATATTAAATACTGATATTTACAATCACCAATATGTAAATAGATTAGCAAAAGTAATCGCTACTCCACTATTATTTCAATCACCCATTAAAGTGGGTGACGAAGTAATAGTACATCATAATGTGTTTAGAAGATGGAATGATGTAAAGGGTAGAGAAAGAAATAGTAGGTGTTATTGGAAAGAAAACAAATATATAATTTCAATGGATCAAATTTATTTAAGATTGAATAACAAAATTGAATCCATGCCTGGTTATAGTTTTATAAAACCTATTAAGAACAATGATAGATTCATTAGTGGTAAAGAAAAACCATTAGTTGGTATAATAAAATACTCTGATGGAACTTTTAACAAAAATGATATAATAGGATTTAGACCAAACACTCAATGCGAAGATTTTATCAAAGGTGAAAGACTATATAGAGTTTTAAATAAATTTATTACAATTAAATATGAATATCAAGGAAACGAAGAGGAATATAATCCAAGCTGGGCACAAAGCAGTTGAAGAGTTAATTAAAGTTGCTAGAGAAGAGATAGTTGATTCAGACGAAGATATATCAGCAGATAGATTAAAAAATGCAGCGGCTACAAAGAAACTAGCTATATTTGATGCATTTGAAATATTAAACAGAATTCACGAAGAAGAAAATATGCTTGAGGAAAAACCTTTAGTAGAAGAAGAAAAGAAAGTTACTTTTAAGGGATTCGCTGAAGGAAGATCTAAATAATGTATAAACAAACTTTATATAAGATTATAAAACCAGTTAAGCTAAACACCATTAAAAGACTTAATAAATCTAAAAAATGGAAATACGGCTATAATAAAGAAAATGATATTGTTGTTATTAGTAAGACTGGACAAATTGGTGAAATACTTGAAATCCAAAATTTCAAAATAGCTTTACCAAAAGAACCTAAAGAAATATATTCTTGTAGTAAAATTAAATCAGAGCAAAAATGGAGACAATTCCCTGTTAACCCTGATTTTAAAAGAATTAAAACAGTATTTGACTGGCAGGAGTATCCAGATGATTTTAAAGAAAAACACTATGGATACATAGACGAGGAGTTTAGAAGAAGAGAGGAAGGTTTTTGGTTTATGAATAACGGTAAACCAACGTATATAACAGGAACACATTATATGTATCTACAGTGGAGTAAGATTGATGTTGGTGCTCCAGATTTTAGAGAAGCGAATAGATTATTTTTTATATTCTGGGAAGCTTGTAAAGCAGATAAAAGAAGTTACGGAATGTGTTATTTAAAAAATAGACGTTCTGGTTTTTCTTTTATGAGTTCTGCAGAAACAGTACATCAAGCAACATTAGCTAGTGATAGTCGATTTGGTATATTATCTAAGACTGGTGCTGATGCAAAGAAAATGTTTACTGACAAAGTAGTACCTATTAGTATTAATTATCCATTCTTCTTCAAACCAATACAAGATGGTATGGATCGGCCAAAGTCCGAACTCGCTTACAGGGTACCAGCAAAAAAGTTTACTCGTAGAAAAATGAGGGAACGAGAAGAGCAAGATGATATGGAAGGTCTTGATACTACTATAGATTGGAAAAATACAGGTGATAATAGTTATGATGGTGAAAAACTTTCTTTATTAGTACATGATGAGAGTGGTAAGTGGGAGAAACCTGATAATATAAAAAATAACTGGAGAGTTACAAAAACTTGTTTAAGATTGGGTAGTAGAATTATAGGTAAGTGTATGATGGGATCAACAAGTAATGCTCTAGATAAAGGGGGTGATAATTTTAAAGACTTATATTACAATTCAGATGTTACACAAAGAAACAGAAATGGACAAACTAAGTCAGGATTATATTCTTTGTTTATCCCTATGGAATGGAACTACGAAGGATTTATTGACGAATATGGACAACCCGTGTTTAATACTCCTAAAGAAGAAAAATTTGATCCACATGGAATAGAAATAGATTATGGAGTAATAGATCACTGGGATAATGAAGCTGAGGGTTTAAAAGATGATCAAGATGCTTTAAATGAATTCTACCGTCAATTTCCAAGAACTGAAGAACATGCTTTTAGAGATGAGACGGGTAATAGTTTGTTTAACTTAGTTAAAATATACGAGCAAATAGATTTTAATGAAGGTAATAGAAATTCATCAGTATTAACACCTGGTAATTTTCAATGGGCAAATGGGATTAAAGACACAAGAGTTATATTTACTCCAAATCCAAAGGGCAGATTTAAGGTTAGTTGGGTACCTAAAATAGAATTACAAAATAGTGTAATAATAAAAAACGGAAAGAAATACCCAGGAAATGAACATATGGGCGCTTTTGGTTGTGACTCATACGATATATCAGGAACAGTAGATGGTACTGGATCTAAAGGAGCTTTACACGGATTAACTAAGTTTTCCATGGAAGATGCTCCAGCTAATACTTTCTTTTTAGAATACATAGCTAGACCCCAAACTGCTGATATATTTTTTGAAGACGTTTTAATGGCATTAGTATTTTACGGTATGCCATTATTAGCTGAAAATAATAAACCAAGACTTTTATACTATCTAAGACGAAGGGGATATAGAGGTTTTAGTATGAATAGACCAGATAAAATTTGGAATAAATTATCTGTTGCAGAAAAAGAAGTAGGTGGAATACCTAACTCTAGTGAAGATATAAAGCAAGCTCACGCTGCTGCTATAGAAACATATATCAATGATCATGTTGGAATGATTGAGGATGGGAATTATGGAGCTATGTATTTTAATGATACACTCAATGATTGGGCTAAATTTGATATAACAAAAAGAACTAAACACGATGCTTCTATAAGTTCTGGGTTAGCGATAATGGCTTGCAATAGACATTTATATAAACCAAATCCTGAAAAGGATAAAACACCATTAAACTTAAATATATCTAAATATAATAACAAAGGATTTTCATCAAGAATAATAAAACAAATAACATGATAGACTCTATCTTAACAAATTTTCCATCACAAGCCGTTAGTGACTTAGAAAAAATAAGTCCTGAATATGGAGAGAAAGTGGCAAGAGCCATAAAGCACGAATGGTTTTCTGGTACTTCTAATAAGTTTAACAGTAGTTTAGATACATTTCATAAATTAAGATTATATGCTAGAGGAGAACAGTCAATACAAAAATATAAAAATGAATTATCAATAAATGGTGATTTATCTTATTTAAATCTAGATTGGAAACCAGTTCCAATAATACCTAAGTTTGTTGATATTGTTGTAAATGGCATGGCTCAGAGATCTTATGAGATCAACTGTTTTTCTCAAGATGCTTATGGTGTTGCTAAACGAACTGAGTATATGGAATCTATACTTAGAGACATGAGGGCTAAAAATTACAATGATTTAGCTCAGGAGTTGTTTAGTATGAATCTATACGAGAATGATCCTTCGTCACTTCCAGAAACTGAAGAAGAACTACAGTTACACATGCAGTTAACGTATAAACAAGCTGTTGAGCTAGCTGAAGAACAAGCTATAAATGTTTTAATGGAAGGTAGCAATTATGATTTAGTTAGAAGAAGGTGTTTGTATGACCTGACAGTTTTAGGTATAGGTGCAACAAAAACAACCTTTACTTTTGCTGAGGGTGCTAAAGTAGAATATGTAGATCCAGCAAATTTAGTTTACTCACACACAGATTCACCTTATTTTGATGATATATATTACGTTGGAGAGGTAAAAGAAATACCAATAAATGAACTAGTTAAAGAGTTTCCTGAACTTTCAGAATCTGAAATAAAAGAAATAGTAGATAACGGTGGGGATGAGTTAACTTATAAAAGAAATAGAGATAAAAATAAAGTTAGTGTTTTATATTTTAATTACAAGACGCATTCTAATAATGTATATAAATTAAAAAAACTTGGTACTGGAGCAGAAAAGGTTATAGAAAAAGACGATACATTTAATCCACCAAAAGATATGGATGGTGAGTTTAGTAAACTAGAAAGAGTTATTGAATGTCTATATGAAGGTGTTTATGTTTTAGGTTCTAATAAATTATTAAGGTGGAGAATGGCGCCCAACATGATGAGATCAGATTCTGATTTTAGTAGAGTTAAAATGAATTATCAAATTTGTGCTCCTAGAATGTATCACGGTAGAATAGAATCTTTAGTTAGTAGAGTTACTGGATTTGCTGATATGATACAGTTAACTCACTTAAAGCTACAACAAGTAATGTCAAGAATGGTACCTGATGGTGTTTATTTAGATGCTGATGGGTTAGCTGAGATTGATTTAGGTAATGGAACAAATTATAATCCACAAGAGGCATTAAATATGTTCTTCCAAACTGGTAGTGTTATTGGTAGAAGTTTTACTTCTGATGGTGATATGAATCCAGCTAAAATACCAATACAACAGATTCAAAATGGAGCTGGTGGAAATAAAATCCAAAGTTTAATTCAAACATATAATTATTATTTACAAATGATAAGAGATGTAACCGGATTAAATGAGGCTAGAGATGCTACTACACCTGATGTAAACGCTTTGGTTGGTGTACAGAAGTTAGCAGCTGCAAATTCAAACACTGCAACTAGACATATACTTCAATCGATGTTGTATTTAACGGCTGAGACAGCTGAGTGTTTATCGTTAAGAATAGCTGACATCATAGAGTATTCTCCAACAAGAGATGCTTTTATTCAAGCTATCGGAGCACATAACGTCGCAACACTAGGTGAAATGTCAGAATTACATCTTCATGATTTTGGTATATTTATAGAGTTACTACCAGATGAAGAAGAAAAGCAAGTATTAGAGAATAATATACAAGCGGCATTGAGTCAAGGTTTAATAGACTTAGATGATGCTATAGATTTAAGAGATGTTAGAAATGTTAAACTAGCAAATCAATTACTAAAAGTAAAAAGAAAAAGAAAACAAGATAGAGATCAACTACTATCTCAACAAAATATACAGGCTCAAGCTCAAGCTAATGCTCAACAGCAACAAGCGGCCGCTCAAGCTGAAATACAAAAAAGTCAAGCTCAATCTAAAATAGATGTTGAGTTAGAAGAGGCTAAAAACGATATGAAGGTCAGGTACTTAAAACAAGAAGCTCAAGTTAAAAAAGAACTAATGGCATTTGAATTTAATCTAAACTCAAGATTAAAAGATAAAGAACTTGATCTTAAAAATAGTAGTGAGAAAATGAGAGAGGATAGAAAAGACGAAAGAGTTGATAGACAAGCTCAACATCAAAAAGATATGATAGAGCAAAGAAAACAAGGTGATTCTTTTAAAAAATTTGAATCATCAGGTAATGATATAGTTACGGGAAGTGCTGGAATAGATAGATTCGGTGCTTAATATTTAATATTTTATAAAATTTTATTATGGCAGAAGAAAAAGAAAACAAGGTTGAAGAAACTAATGTTGAAGAACCTAAAGTTGAAAAACAAGAAATAGATGAATCTAAGTTTGATAGCGCTGGAGATGACAGTGTTATAAAAGTAGATTTAAACAATCCACCTAAAGTAAAAGAAGAAACTGAAAAAACAGTTGAAGAAGAGGTGGTTGTAGTTAATGAGGAACCAAAAACAGAGGAGGTTGTTGTTGAAGAAAAAGCAGAAGAAAAACCTGTTGTTGAAGAAATAACAAACGAACAAATCGAAGAGGTTCAAGAACAAGTTGAAGAAGCTGTTATAGAAGCTGAACAAACTGGAAATCCTCTACCTGAAAAACTTCAAAAAGTCGTAGACTTCATGGATGAGACAGGTGGTGATTTACAAGACTACGTAAATT